TGTCAAGCGCCGGGATTGACGCCTGTGCCTGTTGAGACGGCAAACTTCTCGCCCGTGGCTAGCTCTGCTGCGGCTAGGCGTAGGGCTGTGTTGTTGTCGTCTGTGTTCATTTGATAGCGGGTCTGCAGTTCGACCTTTAAGCGTTCGTTCTCTGCTTGCTCTCTGAGCATTGTTTGTTGAGCATCTGCAGCCATCTGCTGTGCATTTTGCTGGGCATCTTGCTGGATCTTGGTTTGCTCCAGTTGCAACTTAGCTTGATCCAGTTGCAGTTTGGTTTGCTCAGCCTGCATTTTTGCCTGCTCAGCTTGAGCGGCTTGCTGCAACTTGGCTTGGTCAAGTTGGGTGCGTTGCTCGAGTGCTTGCCCTTGCAGCTGTGCATTCAGCTGGGCTATCTGCATGCTACTGTCAGGTGGCATCGGTGGCTGAGGCTTGAACTGCTGAGCAACTTGGTCAATCTGGGCGAGCTCTTGGGCAAAGCCACCAAGCTGCTGCTCAATGACTTGCTGCACCTTCAAGATTACACCAACCTGTTGCTCTGCTTCTTTCTCAATCAAGTCTTTCTTCTGAGCAACATCCACCGCCTCGTGAGCCTCAGTCAAATAGTAGTTCAGCAAATGGTCGCGCAGATGAGTGGCCATCGGGAACATGTAGGTCTTGACAATGGCTGGGTTCTGACCAAACAGCGGCGACTTTAGAAACGCCAGATGGGTTTTGAGGTGAGCAATATGGTCTTGCTGCGGCAGAACATAAACAGGTGTTCCCATAACAGCGGCAACATTCTCGCTTACCGGGTCAATGTCCTCAGTGCCAGGAGCAGGTTGCAGTACATCGTCAGCACTAATTTTCAATGTACGCAAAAACATCTGCTCAACTTTGCGCTGGTCATACATCTGCGGCATAGTGGCCGAGCGTTGTATGACTGCTTGAGTCTGAGCAAAGCGTTGAGTCTCACTGAAGATTGCCGGGTCACTTACTGGCACAACATCCATCGGACCGTCAAAGTCCTCAGGCTTGACATCCAAACCAGATGCCTGCGCCTTGATGTCTTCTATGGTCAAGTAGGCACTGTTGATGCGGTGCAGGATCTTGAACACACGGCTCATTGAGCTATGGATGCGGGAGTGGATGCTACTGAAGACCACCATACCCTGCTCAATCAGGGCCATCGTAGTACCAACCGGCTGTGCTTGATTGGCATCACTCAGCTTCTCAAAGCTGGTCTGCACAACCCCCTTGCCGGCGTCAACCACAAAGCCAAGCAGCTGGAACAGCACTGGGCTCGGGCCGTTAAACGGCAGCGGCATGGCAAGTTTGCGCACGTCATCAATCAGCGCACCACCTTCAAGTTCCACAACTTCAGTCGGCTGGACGTTGAGAGTCTGGCCACCAGGGCCACCCTTTAGCTTAAGCAGGGTTGGGATGTTCTGAATGTGGGCTGAGTCCAGCAAGGCGCGTAGTGCGCCTGTGGCCGCACCTGACAAGCCACCAATCATATGGGTCAGGCCGATGGGGTAAGCCCCACGCCATGGCACAAATGGGAACTCCACAATCCAGTCAAGTTCTACACGGCGTTCATCTTCTGGTTCCCAGTTGCGGTACAACGCCACTGCCTTGCCACTGGTCTTGTCAATACTGATGATGTACGGCTCAACGCCATCGCCAAAGTCAAGGTGCGTGTAGATTTCAAAGATGGTGCGCAGTCCATCTTCGTTGTAGGAGGTGTCTTTGCGCCCCTCAATTTTGTCATTGGCAATCGATGCCTTGCTGAAGTCTGGCTGTTCCGGCGAGCCAAGGTCAACGTCAATGTACATGCCAACTTTGACACGGCGCTGGTACTCCATCTCAGTCACATACTGAACGTGAGTCTTGCGCTCAGCACTATAGAAGTTAGTGGCTGCAAAGGGTAGGTACACGTCATCAATGGGGATGAACTCAGCGCATGGGCGCAGGTATTGAGAGCTCCACATCATCTTGAGGTACTGAGCGCCGCCCAATGGCAGTTGCGTACTGAGTTGCTCTAACTCGCCCCTAAACTCTGGCATCTGCTCCGTGGTCTGCCAGTTCATAAAGTCAGTCTTGCGCTCAGCCTTGGCAACCTTGTCCTTCTCTTTCTCGCCTAGGATCTTGCTTTTAACAGGACCGCCGGGAGGGAAGATCTCCTTCATCACTCGGCTAGAGAAGTCAACGCAGGCTTCCACCAGCATGGGGTGGACAACCTTTGTTGAGCCGGTGAACTGAGCACCACCAGGAGCATCATCACCTAGACCTGTGCGGCGCAAACCTTCCTCATACAGCTTGTCCCGCTTCTGTCGTGCGTCCTTGTCCTTGGCAACCTTGTCTAGCAGGTCTGTGACGGCATCTTGCAAGTCACCTTGATCAACCTCATCAACAATATTGGCAAAGTGCGCTTGCTTTTGACGCTGGTCGTCCTCGTTCTTGAGTTTGACCATTGCGCCGCCGTCATCAGTATCCTCGGTGTCTGACTCATCATCATCTACCTCAACGATTTCGTCTTCTTCGTCTTCAATAGTCAGGTCTGTATTTTTAGGCATATGCACTTTCACGTTGCGCAATTATTTGCTGGATGTTTTCAGGATCATACTCATCATCCAAGCCGGCAATGATCTGTTTGATCTTAATCGGGTCAAAATGGTTTGAGACTAAGCCGCCTTGGGCCATACCTTCGGGTATGCCGCCAGGGGGCGTACCATACTGCCCCGGCCAAACGCTGTCGCCGATTGTTTTTATCTCGTCTGGGGTGGCCCAAGTAGGCACCTCAATACCTGCACCTTGAATCTTCTTGATCTCGTTCTCGTTGAAAGCATCGGTCACGCGGCGCAACCCAGTGTTCTGCAAGTCATTAACTTCAGACCAGTTGCCAGACTTGACAAAGTCTTGCACAAACGGCAAGTACTCATCAGCAGGCTTGCGGTTGCTTTTGCCTTTGATTTGAATTATTCTTTCAGGCCCAGGACGACCTTCGGGTTTTCCGGTATCAAAAATGGTGTACCCAGGTCTAGTTTCAATTGTTACTTGTGGTTGACCTTTTGCATCACGTAATGAGTAGATGCTAGCTTCGCCTTGCCGTATGGCGTCTATACCTCCTGCGCCATAGCTACCTTCAAGGCCATAACCGCCAACAGAGTGGCCCATAGCGTCGCCTTCATATTTTAAGGCATTTTTAAGTGGGTCGTTTTTAAAATACTTAGGAAAATTTTCTTTAAGATCATCAAAAGCATAGTCATAATTATCGTGACTAACCATTATTTGACCTTTAGAATTCCGAATAACATATTCGTCGCCTTCTTGTTTACCTTTAAGACCTTTAGGTAAAATATTAAGACTAGGGTCATGTCTAATTTGCATCCACCTTAAACCGAATTTATTAGACTTATCTGTCCCTGGAATAGTTGGATAGTCTTTGTGCAAAAATGTAGCTGCATTGTTGGCAATTGCCTGATTGGCTTCTATCCTTTGTGTGGCACGCCAAGCATTGATGTCAGCTACACGGTCAACGGCTTGCGGCATAGTGAACTTGCCCAAGTCAGCAGGGTCAATGAGCAGGTTTGCAGGCAAGCCAGATGCTGGGTTGGTGGCGTTGCGTAGCTCGTCAACTAGGTGCCTAAAGCCGAGGTTGTTTGTAGATAGATATTCACCATAAACAGGTGTCTCCGGTGGTACTTTTCTTAGCCAAGGATCAGTTTGAAGTGCTGCTTCACTCCAGTGAGTACCGGCTTGAGATGGTTCATCAAAGGCCACGTCAGCTAAGTCTTCCCATATACGAGCCTGCTCTGACTGGCCCATACCGCCTGGTTCAAACCCTTGGGCATACCGAACGTCGCCTAAATTCTGGATGTCATCAGGATTGGGAGTGAAAAGCTCGCTATGTAACCCCTCTCGAGCCTCCAATAGAGCCTTCTCTTTCTCCAAACCAATCATCTGTTGCCGCATTGAGGTCAGCATCTCAACAGGCACGCCACGCTCTCTGGCCTCCTGTTTCATTTTGGCAGCAAAGGCATCAATTCGGCCTTGCACCTCAGCCAGCTTAACTGGTTTGTCCACGGCATACTTCTCGGCCATAGCACGCAAAGGATCATCGGGTGTGGCCATCTCATTGCGTATGTAGGGTGCAATCTTCTTGTCAATGAAGTTGTTAACTGGGTCAGGCGGTAAATAATAGCCCTCTCCTCCTGACTTATCTCTAACAAAACCTCTTGCAATCAAGTCATCAGCTTCTTCTTGGCTAAATGCTATTGAAGGTGTTACACGCCGTTTCAATGGACTTACAGATTCTTCTACTGAACCCGACAAAAAGTTGCCGCCTTTGGGCTTAATGACACCAGGCATCAACCCTTGCCGCTCCAAATATTCCTCACCAATTCGCACAGCTGTCGGCCCTAGTGCTTGACCTGCTGCCTTTGCGCTCTTAATGCCATACCTAGCAAGCGTTGTAGAGCCAGTGCCACCAAGCAAGTTACCTGCAGTGGTGAACGCCTTGCCTGTCGGGGTTTCATTAAGCTGGGCTCCTGGTAGGTACTCGTTGTAGAACTCAGTGGTTGGCATCTGCGGTGTGGGATCAGCCCTGCTACCTATGCCAAATGCGCGTAGTGCAGGGAAAGCATTCAGGAACTGTGAAGGGACTTGGGACATTGCCATACGGGCCAACCCCTCAATGTCTCCTGGCAATCCTGCTGTACCTGCTGCATATCCACGCAATGCAGACAACGGCGCGTTGGCAGCAGCCTCACGGTCTTGTTTTGCACGGCGTGCCTTCATCTGCGGGAACACACCAAAGGCTGCACCACCTTCATCCATGTGGACTGCACCGCCTTCTGCAAAACCCTTACGGGTTAGCAATTCAACAGCACTCGGGTTCATTATTTTGAATAATTCTGTGTTTGTTGACTCAGAATTTTGGCTTAATGGTCTTCCACTAAGCACAACTTCTCCCCTTCCCATACCTTGTGCTTTACGCAAATCAAGCAATGATAAAGGAGCTATATTTTCAACAAGCTCACCCATTGACCCACCGTAGTCAAAGTATTCACGAAACCTTGGATCATCAATAACAGACTTAAAAGTCCCTTTGCTACCACCTCTTTGTAATTCAAAAACTGCGGCATCAAGTTTGCGTTTATCAAATACTTTACTAGGATTATCAGTTGCAAAGAACGAGTAAGCCGATGGTGAACGAGAGCCTGGATCTGCTGGCGATGCAATGATTGTTCTTAGTTCTCTATCTTGTTTACCTGGAAAGTATTCATTTGATGCAAATCTGAAGTCAGATGAACTTGGTGAAATATCAAAAGCAGTTTGACCAATAGCTGGATGCGTATGAAAATCAGCAATAGATCCATTGCTCTTTAATGCCCGGGCAATGTCAAATTGGTTTGGAGCAACCGAATCGTATGTTCCTGAAACTATTGACCCTGCAGGGCCTTTATCGGCTGATCCAACCACAGAATGCTCAACGTTGGATGTGTATGCCCGACCCAATGCCTCTCTGATCTGACGAGCTTGAGCAGGAGCTTCTTTTGAAAGCAACCGCATCAATGCGCTTAAGCCACCGGCTTCAGCGTCGGTTGTAGCACCTCCTGCGATTAAAGCAGCCCCTAATTTGCGTATATTGCCAGCAAAAGGCAAAGCCATTAAGCCAACATCAACAGCATCTTTAGGTAGAACTATGTCTCCAAGCAGCTTTACTAGATCATCTACCCCTTTGATAGTCTCTGGCGAACTAGCTTTAGCCCGCTGCTTTGGGTAAATACCAAAAGCTGCTGTTGTTTCGTCTTTACGCGGCATAGGGGTTCACCTTGTCTTTGCTCTTAGGCCTAGGTTCATCAACGTCTTTGGCTTGTGGCAGCTCGAACCAACCATCATCCTTAAGGTAGATGACAGCTTGCGTGAATGTGTCAACGTAGTCGTCATGCTCGGCCAAAGGGAACTTGGTAAGCTGTTTGAGGAATGCCGCTGCCCAGCTGACGGGCTGTCCAGGGTTGCGCTTTGACTCGGGTATCCACAATAGTCCAAGCTCCAAGGTCGGTGCCGCTTGATGTGCACGGCTTACTTTGTCGGCGTTGCCAGGATTGTACCCTACTGCTGGCACTCTGGCTAATCTTAAATCCTGTAGCAAAGACTGCCCGCTGGCTTTGGCCTCAACCAGTATCCTGTCTGGCCGCCGAGCCCGAGTGGGCATACCAGCTCCATTGTTGTTGTCACCACCATACTCAGTCGTCCAGTCTTTGACCGCCTTTGTCCTCAAGTCAGGGTAGCTGAGGTGTTCGTCCCAAGCATCAAGCAGCATGCAGTTCCGCTCGCCTTTGTGCGTAAACATTCCCCAGACCGTGCATGCAGTTGGATCGCCGGTGGTCTTTTCTGTGAATGCACAGTCATAACTCTGGAGTATGTACTCGTACTGCGGCAGGCGGTCAGCGTGTGGCCAGAGTTCAAAGAAGTCTGTCTTGAGCAAGCCGCCGGTACTCGGTACAGGATCTTGTTGGAGTTGCCCACTTGTGCCGTATGAGCCGAGCAGCTGCTTGAGCGCCGTGATCTCTTTCTCACCAAAGCGCTCAGGACAGATGAGCTCACCTTTCTTTGTGCGTGGGTCGTATGGACCTAGCACAGTTCTGCGTGCCTTGCCATCCCACTCAGCAGGGATGCAGATGTGTTCCCAGCCTTTGATGTCCTCAAGTATGTGGCCACTGATGTCACGCTCGTGCAGCCGCTGCATCACGACCACCATGGCGTCAGTCTTGGGATTGTTCAGCCGTGTTGACCAGACCATGTCAAACCATTCCAACGTGCTCTCACGCATGGCATCGGACTGGGCTTCCTGAGCCCCATGGGGATCGTCTAGCACAAGCCGAGATCCACCTTCACCTGTTGCCGTGCCGCCCGGTGATGTGGCTATGCGGTAGCCAGTCTTGCTGTTCTCAAACCTTTGCTTGGCATTCTGGTCGCCAGATAGTTCAAACAAGTTGCCCCAGCGCTCTTGATACCAAGGAGACTGTACTAAACGCCGTGCTTTAAGGTTGTCACGGATAGACAGGTTGCCAGCATAGCTAGCGCACAGGAACTTCTGTTCAGGTGTTGTCAGCCATTCCCACATCGGCCACATCACCGATACGATGGTCGACTTGGAGTGCCTTGGCGGAATGTTGATGAGCAACCGCCGAATGTCGCCGGAAGAAATGGCCTCAAGGTGTTCGCAGATCTCTTGGATGTGCCATGACGGCACAAACGGTATGCCAGGCTCTACGACATGCCAGCTTTGTTTAACAAAGTCATACAAGCAACTCTCAGCCCGGCGTCGGTCTCGCTCATGCTTGATCATGTCAAGCATTGCAGCCGGGCTCATGGGTGCGTTCACTGGCTTGCTGCTTTAGACAGAAGTTGTTGCATCGTGTCAAGCTCTACGTCACTCAGTCCTTTAAGGTCAACCGCAGCAATCGGTATCACGCCACCGCCGGGCCCGCTAATCTCACTGCGAGCCAGTTTAGGCACGTGGTACTCAACCACGCTTTGGAACAAGTTGAACGCACGTTCAGGGTTTGGCCTGGTTATGTAGACTTTGTTGCCGTCCTGATCATAAACCTGCTTGCCTTGAGAGTCAAGCATTGGAGTGCCTTCAGCCACAGCATCAAGCCAACCTGTCAATCGATGCGCATTGCCATCAACAAACTCAGCAATCGCCAGTTTGGCGGTCAGAGTAACTTTGTTCACCGACCCAACTTGTCGTCCTGAACCGGGCATTTTTTGGCTACCTGGTTTGTTACCAGGTGTGCCTTTTGCTCGTAATTGTGTCATAAATCAAACCCTTTCGGTCAGATGTTCTAATTTAGATTTTAGCACAAAGCTCAGTACCACGCTTTATGGCCTACGTCTTGCCAGGATGGTCCAGGAAGCGCTTAAGCCACGCAGGAGGTTGATCACCATAGACATACCGCAGAAACTCACTGTAAGCCTCATCTGCGCCTTCGCACACCACGACACGATACCCTTTATCTTTTAACTTACCGATGATCGAATCCTGATTG